ATGATTTCTGATCCTGCGGAACAACGCAAAGAACCAGCGGTGTTATCTGATCTAGGCTCCCACTCTGCTGGGTTTTCCTGATCAGAAAAAGCAATTAACAGTGGATCAATCGAGCCAGATCGAGAGCCGCCACTGATTGGGTCAGAACCCAAGACAATAACGTGTCGATCTACATCAGATACCAACACTTGCAATCCTTTTGTTGGGGTAAGGTTAGCACCTGTCAGCGCACTCAATGCAACGGCTCTGTCTGTACCAAGAGTTTTTGCGCTAGTGTCCCAGTAATAAACACCACCCGCACGGACGTTAGCAATCAAGTCTTCGCCAAAACTATCAAAAGACCACAGTCTTAACTGATTCAGATTACTAAGCGAACTGGTAGATCCCCAGGTTCCACCACCCCAGGTTCCAGCACCCCACCCTGTGCCGTCTACAAATACATCAAGGCCAACACTGATTTGGTAAGCACCAACAGTAGACCCTCCACCATTGCCGCTATCACTAGCATTTGCAGTCACTGTTGCGCCACTCGTATCTTTAGCTGTAATGGTGTAAGTGCTGGTAGAAGGCACAGTCGCTATCTCGTACTCTTGGTTTATAACCGCTGCTACGACATTACCGCCTAATGATGCTGCTCCACTGAAAGTAACGAAATCTCCTTGTGCAGCACCATGAGCAGTATCAGTGACAGTTAATGTGCTTGATCCATTAGTCGCTGCAAATGTTACATCTCCCGCACTAGTGGTACTGCGAATCGGTGTAATGTCATTGAAGTTTGTGCCTTCCTGTATATAAAGTTTGGTTCGCGTGCCAAGACCAAGAAGCTTTGTACCAGCCAGATCAACCCAGCCTAATAGCTTTCTTCCTGTGCCGTTGTAAGAAGTCTGAATGACCTTTGTCCAACCACCTATCTTTTCAGCAAAGCCTTTGCGAAACCTGACTAAGTTACCGTCAAACCAACCACCCTCTGCGGTGTAATCGGTTCCTTCTTTATTGATGCCAGGATTAAACAAAAACTTTTGAAGAGCCATTACTGATATTCTCCTGTTCTTATCATTTCAGTAACTTCAGGCGCTCGACTTTTTACTTGTTCTGCCCACCTACTGTCCATGAACTCATCAGCTGCACGCTCATAATCTTCGGTAGCCATAGCGTCTAAAGCTTTCTTAAATCCTCGCAACCTGGTCTGACCAAGATTAAACGACATGTCTATCATGGCATGTTGTCTCGCTTCATTAAGCCCACCAAACCAATAGTACTCATCAGATAGCTCTTCTTTCACACGCTTGATATCGTTATCTAGCAGGTAATCAACCTCATCATCAGAAAGGCCCAAACCAGAATCTGCGATATTGCGGCCTACGCCTATCGTTTCGTATCCCTCACTGCATAGATACACAAAGTTTTTAACGCCCTCATGCCTTCTAAGCATTTCTCTTAATTTGTCACTCATTAGTCTCAGTCTCCTGGTCATCTAATTCGCGGTAATATTTTAAGATACTCAACACTTGACGCAAATACCTTTTTACTTCAGCCATATTAGTAGAAAGGTTTTCATATCCTTTTGTCGTTAACGCATACCAAGCATTGGTTGGCGCGTTCCCTTCGCTTAAGTCATCAAGATATTCTTGCATGAGCTCTGGGTTTAACACAGTCCATTCTACCGGAACCGGATCTATTTGATTAGGCAATGGAGGGTGATAGGTGGGCGCTTTCTTTACTACCGTTACCACTTCTACAGGTTTTACTTCAGGAATGTCCCGACTTGAACCTAGTATAGAGCAGCCGCTAACTAGAAGTAGAGTTAGAAATAATAATATCTTCATCGAACTGCGCTTCATCGGTAATAACTTTAAGATCATTGAGTACTGACTTCGTACCACGATTGATAATATTCTCTATTAGCTTTGGCTTCCTGATGGACAATACATCCATGGAATGCCGTGAGAACTTTTTTCTGATATCTGTGACCTCATTTTGAGCCATCATGTTTTCTTTCTGCAATCTCTCTACTTGAGAGATCATGAGCTCATGGTTTTGAATGGTTTCTTTTAAGTTCTCGTTTTGTTGCTCAATTGTTCCTTCAAGCATTTTTTGGTTTTGAATTGACCGTTCAAGTTGCAAATGAAATGACTCTATTTCAGCTTGAGTTTTATCGTAATACATCTTGAATGACCCTGCTAAAAGCAGTAAAGCCAGTCCTAATCCTGCACTTAATTTAAATCCCATCACTTAAAAATCAGTATGATCCCTCCGATTAGTATAAATGCACAAAGCAACCCTATAGCGGTCACTCCCATTATAAGCCAGATCTGTCTGATCATCTTCTTTCTGGCAGCGGCCCTCGCTTTGATAGCTTCCATTTGCCTTTTATGATTGGCTTTTTGTCTTGCCTTAGCGTCTTCCCACCGTTGTAACAAGGCTGGATCATGAGTCTTTCTTCTCACGCTCAAAAGCATCCAGCGCATCGCTAAACCCTTGCATGAGTTCAACTGCTTTCGCAGCCCCATCTCCGACTTCATTTAGTTTATTTATGGCGGTGGATATTGTAGACAGGATCGCCCCTGCCGCTGCCACTGATTCAATTATCATGGTAAACCTCTACGGTTTACGCGACATATAGGCCGTAGCGCCGAAGTATAGACCTATGATGCTGGCCTGGCTAAGGAACAACATATCACTAAGCGAGGACAAGGTTGAAAGGCGAGCTTCTGGAACGAAAGGTAAAAGGGGTAGCAACGAATACAAAACCATTGAAGACATAGCAACCCAAGCAATTCGGCGCTGGGAATCTTGCTTTTCTTCTCGGAGATCTAGTTCAATCATTTGTGTGGCACGTTCAAGTTCTTCATCACTAACTGTACCATCCTGGTCAATATCGTATTTAGCCCAAACTGAATTTTCTTGTAACTTCTTAGCCATAACTAATCCCAAAACTTTTGGTTAGATGCTGCCATTACTGGCTTGCAGTAAGCGGTTATGTTGTGTTGTTTGATGCCCCCTCTACAACGGACATCTCTGCAATTATGTTCTATCCAGTATGCAAACTGCTGACAACGATGAATGTCTCGAAACAGCATTTGATCTGAACCTTGCGCTACGTTGCCCTCTATAACTGTGACCAACATAAAAGCTAGTATTGTGCCTTTCATTCATAAAAACTTTGCGGCCACTATTGTTGCCACCATGAAGGGGTAAACACCCCATATCATCATCTCAAGTTTCTTGAACTTTTCAGATCCTTCATCCAAGCGTTTTTCAATATTTTCATATCGTACAGCGCATTCTCTTTGATGCGCTTTAATTTCGCTTAGAGCCTCTTGGGAGTCCGAACTCACTTTTTCTTTTTTTGTAGAGTTTTTTCGATTTTTTTTGCTTGAGCTAGGTGTAATTTGCTTGCTCCTTTCAACTCTTTAATAAGCTTGCGCTTTTGCGCGTTGGTTAGTTCAGCCATCAATCTGACCTCTTTACAAACTTAATCGGGTTAGTCGTAGATCCTTCTTTTGCTTTGCCTATATTCAAAGCCACCATTTCAATAACCGGATAAATGTATTTGCCCATAAACTCGTTGTCTTTAGGCGTAGGCGTTACTGCACAGATAGCACTACTAATTGTTACAAATAAACTAGCGTATACCAGGATATCCCCAATAAAACCCATTACTGTTGCTCCGCATTAGCTGCTTCTAACTGCTGTGAGTACCAGTTAAACGCTGCTACATAGGTATCAAGCTGCTTTTGATTAGCATTGATTACGTTAGTAATCTGACCGATCTCTTCTCTAAGCTCATCCATACGAGCAGTCAACATTTCAGGATTAGGAGGTAATTGAGTAACCTCTGCCTCTTCTACAACCTCTGCATCTACAACTTCTTCAGTGCCTTGTTCCGTCATCTTCTACCTTCCAAACATTCAAATTTGCGGCGACAGTACGCCGTTCACCTTCACCCTCGAAAGGGTAAACCATGTGAGACAACCAGCTAGGGAACATTAAAAACTTCCCGACTTCTGGTTTAATAATAAAACTCTGCGGAGGGGCCAGTCTTTCTATATCTATTAAACTGTTACGACCATAATTAAACGCTAAACAACCATCCGCATTGCCAGATGCGTTATATAAACTATACTCTGGGGTTCCCGCCGTAGGTAAGTCTAGGATCTGTTGTGGTACTTTTGTCCATGTGGTGCAGGAGACTCCCATAATAGTTTTAGTACCATGATCGTGTATGGGATTATAATCCCCAGCATAAGAATGCACAGACCAAAGCTCATCAGTTAATACCTCTCTTTTACCTTTTAGCGGATTACCAGACTGAGCGCAGAACTGCTTAATGTAATCCATCGCTAACCCTTGAATTAGAATGTTAAAATCACCTAACTCTTCACAAAGATGATCCATTGTAAGCTGTTGACCATGCCCTATCTGCCCAACTAACGTACCCGCATGACTTTTGCGTTTTTCATCCACCATTAACTTATCAAGGTAGTCATTAAGCGTACCTACCATACTTTCTGATAGTTGTGCTTCCAGCATAAACGTCGCTGGCAGCGTATGGAAACTGTAAGGTTGCGGCTCCATTAGCTAGGAATCACGAACTCAGTATTAGTAACAGACTCTTTGGCTGGATTCGTAATTACAGAATCATACTGACTTTCAAATATCACATCCCATTGAGCAGTTGGGCAAAGATCTTCAAGCTCTTTCTTAGTCCAATCGCCTTCAGCTTTTGGGGTAAAGTTGGTAGTAGTTGATTCATCTGGGTTTGTTTGTGTCGCACTAATGCTTGCGTATTTTTCGTTTGTATAATAATCAGCTTTACCTTCAGTACCCTGCTCGTACTTCATTGTAAGATCCCAACGAACGACCTTACCGTCTTCACTAGCGGGAACCGCTCCTATTAATGTTCTCTTTATTGCCATTGCTATTGTCTCCTATTCACAATTGCAGTTATTAAGTTTTTCAGTCAACTCGTCTACCTTAGAAGAAAGCTCTTGAACTGCTTTAACCATTATTGGCATTAAAGCCGCTTCGCCCACTCTCTGCCTTCCGTCCTCACCATCTTCAGACCAAAGCTCAAATCCATCTTTAAA